ATACAGACCAACAGAACTGGAAGATTTAAAAGGGAATGAGAATACAATCTCAGCCCTGAATAAACTTCTATCGAAAGAAGACTGTCCACATGCCTTCCTACTTTCTGGGCCATCCGGTTGTGGAAAAACTACAATAGCAAGAATCATAGCGGAAAAATTAAACTGTGTTGGTTCAGATTACAGGGAAATTGGAACGAATGAGAATCGTGGGATTGATACTGTCCGTGAGATAATCAAACAAACCTCATATAAACCTATGGAAGGTACTTGTAGGGTTTGGGTTCTGGACGAGTGTCACAAATTAACAAGTGATGCCCAGTCTGCTCTTTTAAAGATTTTAGAGGACACTCCAAAACATGTTTATTTTATCCTTTGTACTACCGACCCGCAGAAGTTACTACCTACAATTATAGGTAGGTGTTCCCAATTCACTGTACAATTACTCTCAGAAGATCAGATTGCCTCATTAATTCGTAAAGTAGCAAAATTGGAAGGTGAGAAACTGGATAAAGAGGTTTGGGAACAAATTAGCATAGATTCACAAGGGCACGCCCGGAATGCTTTGCAGATTCTGGAACAGGTTCTCGCTGTTGAATCGGAACAGAGGTTTGAGATGGCTAAGAAGTCAGCAGAGGAACAATCACAAACGATTGAACTTTGTAGGGCATTAATCGGACGGAAAGGGTGGAAAGCAATTTCCCATATCCTTTCAGGGTTAAAAGATCAGGAACCTGAAAACGTTCGTCGTGCTGTTCTTGGTTATTGTTCTGCTATACTTCTGAAAAAAGAAGATAATCAGGCCGGGTTGGTTATGGAATGTTTCATTGACAACTTCTACAATTCAGGGTTTCCCGGACTTGTATTTGCGTGTTTATCAGTAACGAAAGGATAAAAGATTATGAGTTTAAAAAAATTACAAGAAACTGATTATTTAATACACTGTTTGACGGGTGGTTTAAATTTTTTTGGTGGGGATTTTACTATTGAAAAAGTTAGTGAAATGCCTTTTGGTGAAATAGTTGATACCTTTCTCAGAAATGGTGGAGCTATAAATATTGGAATTAAAAATAAAAATAAAATATTTGAAGAAAATGAGCAACTACAAAAAAGATGTAACAAATGGAAAATTTAAGTGAAACAGAACACCTAATTCACACCACGGCTGGGTTATTAAATTTTTTAGGTGGAAAAATAGAAAGTGAGGATTTGAGAAGAATGCCGTTTGAAAAAGTCAGTGAATTACTTTTACGAAATGGTGCTAAATTGCAATTAAGTACAAAACACATAGCAAATTTTGAAAAATATGAGTAACTACGAAAAAGATGTAACAATTGACCCAGATGCGTTAGACGTAGAGTGGTTAGGTCAACCCGGACTGATTTACAAATATAGTAAGAAATCAGCGGAAGCACAACAGGAACTTTCAAATGCTAAAGAGTCTTTGGAATTAACCTCAGCAGAATTGAATAAGAAAATCCGTTCAAATCCTGAAAAGTATGGGTGCGAAAAAATTACAGATGATGTGGTAAAAAACACCATATTAATACAGGAATCTTATAAGGCAAAAAATGAGATTTATAAAGAAGCCCAATTCGAGGTCAATATTATTCGTGGGGTTATGGATGCTCTGAATAACAAGAAATCAGCACTGGAAAACCTTGTAAAACTTCACGGGCAGAACTATTTTGCCGGGCCATCAGTTCCGAGGGATTTATCAAAGGAATGGGAACGTAAAGAACAACAGAATGAGGTTAACAGTGGTATTGCAAACAAAATGAAAAGCCGTCGGGGATGATTGAAATAATTAAAATAATTATATACTTGATTTTAGCCATCCCATACCTCGGAATACTGACCTACATTATTGGGTTCAGTTTCACTCAGGGTGGTTTGGATGGTTACGTAAAATATCTTAAAAAATTAAATGATGAAAGAAAAGAAAAAGAGTAGATTTTCTGGGGCAGTGAGTTCCAATGCAAAGAAGCAAAAAGACCGTAGTAATTTTGGGTATATCAATTTTCCTGATGGCGTTTCAGCGTTCAAAGAAGAACCTGGAAAAGTAATGTTCTTTGACATTCTCCCGTATGAAGTTACTGACAAACACCACCCGGATAAAGCAGCGATTGAACAAGCTGATGGTATCTGGTATCGCAGACCATTTAAGGTTCATTCAATCCCAAATGGTGAGTTTTCTGATAAAGTTGTTTGCCCTTCTACATTTGGGAAACCTTGCCCGATCTGTGAGTACATCAAAACACTGAAAAACAACGGGGCAGAAAAAGAAGAATGGGATGCTTTCTCAGCAAAAGAAAGAAATCTTTATGTTGTAATTCCTTACGGACACAAAGAAATGGATGAGAAACCCTATATCTGGGATATTTCACAATTTATCTTCCAAAAAGCCCTTAATGACGAGTGTGCTGAGGATTCAGACAATGAAATATTTCCTGATCTTGAAAACGGTTTGATGTTAAAAATTCGTTTCACCAAAGAAACATTTGCCGGGCACGAATACGCTAAAATTGGTAGAATTGATTTTGTTGATCGGGAAGAAAATGGTGGGAAACAATACACCGAAAAAATCCTAAAGAAAATACCAAATCTGGATGAAGTTCTCATTGTCCTTTCTTACAAAGAATTGGAAATGAAACTAACCGGGATTGATGAAAATGATTTGGATGAAACACCTGCTAATAAGGATGCCACAAAAGCATTTGATAAAAAGAAGAAACCAGCTAAAGATGCTGACGAGGACTATGAACCTATAAGGAAACGGAAAACAGCGGTTGCAGATGAGGATGAGGATGAACAACCAAAAAAGAAAGCTAAAACACCTAAAAAGCCAGCTATTCCAACATGGGATGAATTGGATGATATGGATTTTGATGAGCTGGTAGAAGTTGCAGAAGCAAATGAAATTGATACAGATGCTTGGGATGAAGATGAGCTGGATGACATAAAAAGTTATTTGGTTGACTTTTTTGATATTGAAAGTCCTAAAAAGAAAGCCACAAAGGGTAAAGTATCACCGGAACCAGAAAAGAAAGGGAAAAAGAAACCAATTGAGGAGGACGAAGATGATGACATTCCTTTTAAGGAAAGGGCAGGTGAACCGGAAATCCGTATTGGAACTATGGTGCAACATCCTAAGTACGGGGAATGTGAGATTGTAGCCTTGAATAAGAAAGAAATGACTGCAACCCTTGCTGATGAAGATGAGGAACGTCATGTAGGCATTCCTCTCCATAAATTCAATATCATTTCTTTTGGAAAAGAAGGTGAACCCGGTAAAATCACAAAAAAAGAAACCGAGGAAAGAAGGAAACCTGCCAAAGAAGATGAGAAACCTACAGGTAAGAAAAAATGCCCGAATGGACACGTTTTTGGAAAGGATTTCGAGAAGTTCAAAGATTGTTCAGATTGCCCTCTTTGGGATGATTGTTCTGATGAATAGTTTGATATGACGAAAGAATCAACAACTCTCACAAAAGACTGTAAACTGGTTGGGGTAATGGTACCCCAACCTATTGCAGAATATTTGACCCTTTATGCCTTGTTAAAGGGCAAAACCAAGTCAAATATAGTACGAACGATGATCCATGATAGTTATCTAACCTTTCGTAAAGAACTATCACAGAAACAGCTTATTTCAGGCTTAACGAAGCGGTATCAGAAAGAGTGGGGTGATAGTAAGAAGAAAGGTAAAGAGTTTAAAGCTGAAACTTTTGATGAATATATTAAAATGCTTCAATATAATCTTTCCTATAAATCACTGCCTGAAACAACAATCTGTCAAATCGTTTCTAAAATAAAAGCATAATGCGTGGAAAACCAGAAAAATCTCTTTCTGAACAGGTCAGGGATAAAGTTGAGAAACCTTCTATAAAAACGAAGGAATATTATGGAAATTTTAAAACTGTAATTAGTACAGGTTCCACGTTACTTGATTTAAATATTTCAGGAGGGCAGATCAGAGGTGGTGGCATTCCTGGGGGAATACTTGTTGAAATATTTGGTCCTTCGGGAGCCGGGAAAACAGTTATGTTGGCAGAGATTGGTGGTGCTGTTCAACGTCAAGGTGGTTCAGTTAAATTCTTTGACCCAGAAGCAAGATTGAACAAACAATTTGCCCAGATATTTGGGTTAAAGATCAAATCAAAGGATTACACCCAACCTGATACAGTTCCAGAAGTATTTCAAGCAGTAAGGAAATGGGAACCGGAAAACCCAAAACTAATTAACGGAATATTTGCCGATTCACTTGCAGCCCTTTCCACTTCTATGGAGATGGATAATAATGACGGAGATAAGATGGGGATGCGTCGGGCAAAAGAGTTCTCGGAAGAATTACGGAAAACCTGTCGTATTCTCACTGAAAAGAACTTACTAATGGTCTGTTCAAATCAAGTAAGGGTTAATTTGGATGCTGGAGCTTACGGACAGAAATACACTACTCCTGGGGGTGTTTCAATAGGATTTTATGCCAGTTTACGATTGAGATGTTCAAATCCTGAAAAGATCAAACAGAAAGTAAAAGTTGCTGGAAAAGAGGTCACGCAGGTTATTGGTGTTACTACCGAGATTGAGGTGAGTAAAAGCAGTATCTGCAAACCTTATCACAAATGTAAAGTACATATCCTATTTGATTATGGTATTGATGACATACGGGCAAACCTGCAATACATTAAAGATTTCACGAAAAACACAACCTACACCTGTTGTGGTGAATCTCTTGGAATCTCTATGGAAGAAGCTATACAGAAAATTGAATCACAGGGGTTAATTTCCGACTTGAAAAATGAGGTTATTGATCTTTGGGAACGTATTGAGAAGAAATTTGAAACAGAACGAAAACCGAAAGAAAGATGAAAGAATTGTATTATGATTATAACAGGGATACTGGGAATGACCCCAGTGTTTTACAATCACAAATTGACAGTATTAATGAACGTGGTTTTATTCTATCTTATATCAATTGGTTGGAAGAAAAACTGGAAAGAGGTTTAAAAGATAGATTTTGTAAACCAAATATGGAAACAAAAGTGAAAGGAGTTCATCAATGAAAACCAACGTTGATTTACGTGTAAAAATAGGGATTGACCCGGGAAAGAATGGTGGAATTTACTTTTATCATAAAGGTTGTTACTACTTCAAACAAACACCTTTAATCGGAAAAGAGTTTGATGTAAAAGCATTATCTAATATTTTTAGTGAATACTCAGAATATTTCTGTTATGCTGTAATTGAGGATGTTCATTCTATCTTCGGTGCATCAGCTGGTGCTACGTTTGATTTCGGGTTTGGTTGTGGGTTACTGGAAGGCATTTTAGTTTCTCATGGAATACCCTATACAAAGGTCCAACCGAAAAAATGGCAGGCTGAAATGTTTGAGGGAATACCCTTGCAACAGAAACCAAGTTCAACAGGAAAAACCGTTCAGAAGGATACAAAACGGATGGCAGAAATGGCAGCAAAACGATTATTCCCTTCAATTGATCTTCGGATGAGTGAAAAATGTAAGAAATCCCACGATGGGAAAGTTGATGCGTTATTGATTTGTGAGTATTGTAGACGTAATTTTTAAAACTATGAACAGACCAGATTTAATAAAAAGATACACAGAAGAAACAGGAACTTGTTTGGAACTACTTGATAAACTTTTAGACTTCACAAAAACGAATTTGGAAGTTTTAAAGTATATTGAATGGCTGGAACAATCACGGGAAATAGAAGAAATTCAAAATACCGATTATGTTCAGGAAACTGCAAATAAGGTAATTCAGTTTCGTTTTATCAATGAAGTTAAATCCCGTATGACAGGCATAGAACTTCTGAATTATGAGGTGTATGAAAAAATGTTACAAGAAGTTTCCCCAAATTTATATTCCTATTTTCTTGAATTACTTGAAACATCCTCAATGCAGGAGATTAAATATACGTGGTGCAATTTAATAAAGGTTAAACTAAATGAAAAAGCCATTACTTGATCAGGAGCAACGGTATTTTTAACTACTATACATTGCTCTATAGGAGATATGCTATTATTATATTTAACAAAAAAGAAATTACAAAGAACTTTTGAAAGAGTGGTATTAAAATCTAAATTTTTCCAATGGATAGTCAACAAGGTAAACCAAATATTTTCAAAATAGAAATACCTAACCAAGTTCATCAACTTCCCGGAATATCCGATTTATCCTATACTTATAACAAATCTGAGAAAAGGATTGTTATTACCATTAATGATACTATTGTTGGATTAATCACAGGGGAAATAGCAGAATTCACATTTCGGAAAGTTGGGGGGTTTTTGGAGGAACAGGATGAAACGATTGTGGAACTTGAATTTCGGTTGAAGAAAGTGTTTAGGAAAACTATTGAGGAGCTAAAAGTAAAAAATAAAAACAGGAATAATTTTGTTATTCCCCGACAGGTAGCAATGTGGTGGCTAAAGAATAATAGTAAAAAATCTTCTACTGTAATAGGTGAAGTGTTTGGGAGAGATCATGCAACTGCTTTACATGCTATTAAAACTATCAATAATTACATTGATACGGATAAAGAATTTGTTGAAAAAATAATTAAAAAATTTGTGGAATGATTGAACAACTCACTATACAAAACTTCCAATCACATAAAGATTCTACCCTTAATTTTGATCCGGGTGTAAATGTGATTATAGGTAACTCAGATTCAGGCAAAACAGCTATTCTACGGGCTTTACGATGGTTAATAAATAATAGACCTCTTGGTAATGAATTCCGGTCAAATTGGGGTGGAGAAACCGTTGTAGCAATAGAAACTGATAATGAAACTATCTCATTATCTATTGATGATAAAGGGAAAGATAAGACCTACAATTGGGATGGTTCAGAATTTAAAGCATTTGGAACAGATATTCCTGAGGAAATCAAACAAGCTTTAAACATCTCAGAAATTAACCTACAAACCCAATTCGATCAACCTTTTCTACTTTCCAGCTCACCGGGTGAGATTGCAGCACATTTCAATAAAATTGCACATATTGATCAGATTGATAAAGCCAACCGGAATGTAACAGGGTGGATAAACAATATCAATTCAGTTATTGGACATGATGAGGAGAAAAACCGTCCTGCTTCTGGATTAATTAAAACCTTAAAAGAATTGGAATCCCAATTGGCTGAATTTACTGATCTTGAAAAATTTGAAATTGAATTGGAAGTTCTGGAAGGAATGAAAGAACGTTGGCAGGAAAAGGTTAACAAGTTGGCAAAACTAAAATCCCTTATCACTTCTACTGAACGAACAGAAAAGGAAATTGAAACTACTTCAAACGTTTTAGAATTTGAGAAACCCGTTAATGATTTACTTTCTTTTTGGCAACAATGGGAAGAAAGTAATTTTGCTAAAAAAAGTTTGAGTAAAGCTATTTTTCAAATCAAAGAAACTGATAAACGTTTACAGGAAGTAAATACCCTGATTCAGTATTCAGATAACGTAAATGAACTACTGAAACTATATAAAGAGCAAGACAATCTCATAGAGGTTAAAAATAGCCTGAATAAGACAGTTTCTGCCATTAATAGGACTAATACTCTATTTGAGCGAGAAAGTGGAAATTTAACCCTGAAAATAGCCTTGTTTAAAAAAGAAATGCCAAATGAATGTCCTTTATGTGGTAGTAAGACTATAATAGATAGGTAATAGGAAAGTACCAAAAATTATAAACGATTCTCAGGCAGTTAAGATTAAAATAGAGATATTGATTATCAAGTAGTTAAGTAAAAATGAAGGGTAAATAATTATATTAAATAGCTATAAAATATTAAACATTTATAACTTATTGATAATCAATTAATTTAGAATATAGTTTTTTTTTAAAAAAAGTAATAAAGAAATGAGAACAAAACCGATTCAAACAAATAAAACCCCGTCAGCAATCCTGTGTTCCGATATACACCTACGGGAACAAACTGAAAACCCAACTTGCAGGACAGATGATTGGTGGGCTGCTCAATGGAAGAAAATAGATTTTATTTCCGATCTTCAAAAACGTTATGATTGCCCCGTGATTCATGCTGGTGATTTATTTGACCATTGGAAACCAAGTCCACATCTATTATCGAATGCAATAGCTAATTTACCTGAACAATTTTTTACTATTTATGGGCAACATGATCTTCCACAACACAATCTGGAACTTGCTTATAAATCAGGAATAAATACTTTAGCAGAAGCTGGAAAATTAACTATAATGACTGAATGTCATTTTGGACAATTTCCTGAAGTAGGGAGCATTCAGCATATAAAAGAAAGTACAAAACCAGTCTATAATTTGGATTCTTACAAAAAAATACTTGTTTGGCATACCTTCAACTTTCAGGGAAAACCACCTTGGCCAGGTTGTAAATCATTACCAGCATCAAAACTCCTGAAAAAATACCCTGAATATGCTCTAATTGTAACAGGGGACAATCATCAATCTTTTGTAGAGGAATATGACGGTAGAATTTGTGTTAACCCCGGTTCGATGATGCGTATGACAGCAGACCAGCAGGATTTCAGACCTTCTGTTTATCTTTGGTACACTGAAACAAATACTGTTGAAAGGATATATCTACCTATTGAACCCGGTGTGATTTCCCGGGAACATATTGACAGGAAACAGGAACGGGATAACCGATTGGAAGCATTTGTAAGTCGTTTGAATACTGAATGGGAAGCAGATGTTTCATTTGAGGAAAACGTTAACCGAATGATGGAAGAAAATCATACTGCTGATTCTATCTGTGAGATTGTGAATAAAGCTGTTTTTGAATAAATTTAGTATATTAAAGTAAAAAAAGAATATGAGGACAAAGCGAGAAAAACATGTAGAAAGTGACCCGGTTAAATTCCTGATCATACATGTAAAAGCGTTGAATAAATGTTTTACATATGAATACCTAAAAAGTTTATCCGTGTCAGAATTACTATCAATGGCACATCCCATTTATCGTGAATATCATAAAGAACAGATTTATGGATAAAAAACAACTCTTAGCCCTCAAAGATGAGATTGATGAGGCTAAAACAACCGTAGCAGAATTAACTGGACAAAAAAAATCCCAAATGGCTCAATTGAAAGAAACATTTGGTTGTAGTTCTTTAGAAGATGCTGAAAAGAAGGTCAAAAAAATGACCGAGGCGATTGATTCACTTGATGAGAAGATTACCAACGGAATGGAAAAGTTGGAGGAAATGTATGAAAACTCTTAAAGAATTCCGTTCCTACTTAGAACAGCAACGGGGCAAAAAGCAACAAATAGAATTATCAATTGAACAAACAAAAAATTCTATTAAGCAGGAAACACGCTCCCTAAAACGGCATGAAAAAGCTAGGGAACTAATCCGTGAAGCTGGGCTGAAAACCCAACAGCAATTACAGTATCATATCTCAGACATCACCTCGCTTGCTTTGGATGCTGTGTTTGATAACCCTTATCAATTACAAGCTGAATTCGTGCAACGTAGGAATAAGACTGAATGTGACTTGTATTTTGTTAGAGATGGTGAAAGAGTTGATCCCCTTACCGCTTCCGGTGGTGGTGCTGTAGATGTAGCTTGTTTTGCATTAAGAATAGCAAGCTGGTCAATGTTACGTCCACACACCCGAAATACTATTATCCTTGATGAACCAATGAAAAACCTTTCAGCAGCTTATCAGGAGAAAGGATCAGCAATGTTAAAAGAAGTTTCGGAGCGTTTGGGATTACAGTTTATAATTGTAACACATGAACCAGTTCTTGCTTCTTACGCTGATCGTACGTTTGAAGTATCAATAAGAAAAGGAATTTCTAAAGTAAAACAGATATGAAACCTACTGATTTGGTTTGGGTATTGATTATAAGTAATGTTATAATATTTTTCATTATTTGGGTAAAACGTCAAAAAGATAATGATGAAAATGACCCATATTCGTTTTGAAGCTGTTTTTAAGTGTTTTAAGCTGCTTTTATTTTAAGCTATATACTTTATTAACTTTTAATAGATCGTTTAAAATTTATAGGTGAAAATAGGTATTTTAGGGTGTATTTAGGGAAAAGAAAGCCGGGAACGTAATTGAACCCGGCTTTTCAATCTAAACACAAACTATGAAAAAACCAACCCTTAAAATTATTTCTTCATGATTTCAATAATTGGAACGATGTTTTTTTCGTAAATGGCAATTTCGGATTCGATAGCCTCAATCGCATTTGTAACAATAATATCTACATCATCTCCAGTAACG